ACTCGCTGGATTAGCAATCCAGTGCAATACCAATTATGCGACACCTCCATTCAAAAAATTGTTAATAATATCTTGTTCCATTTTATTATTATCAACCCAATTATATTCATTTACTATTAACAAATCAATGCCTTTTTGCTTACATTGATCCTTTTTTATCTTATCCTTTTTTATCATATCTAATTTATTGTGCCAATAAGCACCATTATATTCTATTGCCTTTTTTAAATCTGGTATCCATACATCTAATTCTAAATTATAACCTGTTAAAGGATTAACAATCTGTGTTCTATCATTTCTTATTATATTATACCCTAATGTTTCAATATAATCTTGTAAATCCTTTTCTTGTTTACTTGATGTTTTTTCATAGTCACATTTAGCACATCTTTGTCCATTTATCCATTTCCCATACGTTATTTTATGATAATGACCATTGTTACATTTAAACTCTAAATATTGATCCCTATTAATATAAACATTTGATAATAATTCATATCCTTCCTTTTCAAAAGATTTTCGAATATCATTAATATCAAACCCATAATTTTTACTACAAAAAAAACATCTAGATCCTTGTTGCCAATCATTCCATTTTATTTTATGATAATGACCATTATTACATTTAAAATGAATATATTTTTTATTATTTTTATAAGTATCTGATAATAATTGATATCCTTCCTTTTCAAAAGATTTTCGAATATCTTGAATTGATGGTTTTTTAAATTGGGCATTACATTTCAATGTACAAAATTTACTATTATTATTAAATGACATAAATGGTTCTTTGCAATAACAACATTCATCTTTTAAAAAATAATATTTCTTATTCTTTAAAAATTTACCTGTGTTTAATAATTTAAACTCATGTGCATTACACATAGTTAATTTCATATATTTTTCCGTTTAACCAGTTAATGATAATATCTTGTTCCATTATTCTATTATTTGTCCAATTATACTCTTTTACTATCAATAAATCAATACCTTTTTGTTTACATTGGTCTATTTTTATTTTATCCTTCTTTATTTGATCTAATTTACCATGCCAATAGGTACCATTGTATTCAATAGCTTTATTTTTATCAGGTATCCATATATCAAGTTCAAGATTATGATCTGTTAATGGATTAACTATTTGTGTCCTATCATTCCTTATAATACTATATCCTAATGTTTCAATATAATATTGCAACTCTCTTTCTTGTTTACTTGATATATTGTTATATGCACAAATAGGACATCTTTGGCCCTGCTGAAAATTATTAAATTTTACTTTGTATTCATGTCCTTTAGGACATTTTATTAATAATTTTGTACGAGCATTTTTATAAGTATTTGATAATAAAGTATAACCTTCATTTTCTATATAATCTTTAATGCACTTAGTAGTTTTTCTATTATTACCATAACAATATGGGCACCTTTGGTCTTTTTTCCACATTTTCCATGATATATAATGTTCATGTCCTTTTGAGCATTTATAATTTAATTTACTATTGTTATTAATATAAATATTTGATAATAAAGTATAACCTTCATTAGAAAAACTTTTTTTAATTTCTTCTATAGTTGGTGGTACAATATTAGCACAAATAGGGCATCTTTGGCCTTGTTGAAAATCATTAAATATAACTTTATATTCATGACCTTCAGGGCATTTTAATAATAATTTTATATGAGCATTTTTATAAGTATTTGATAATAAAGTATAACCTTTATTTTCTATATAATTTTTAATATATTTATAAGAATGTTTGTTTACAGGTTCTATATTACATGAACAACGCTTTTTATTATTTTTAAATTTATTAAAAGTTATTTTCCATAAATTATTATGAGGGCATTTCACATCTAATAATTGTTTATTATTTTTATATTCAGTAGATAAAAGTGTGTATCCTTCCTTTTCAAAATATTCTTTTACATCATTATATTCATATTTTAATTTTTTAGCACAGATAATACATCTATGACCTTTTTTAAAATTTTTAAATGATATAAATGTATTATGTTTATTTGGACATAATACATTTAATTTGCTACAATTATTTTTATATTCAGTAGATAAAAGTGTGTATCCTTCCTTTTCAAAATATTCTTTTACATCATTATATAATAGCTTTTTCATATAACATTATTCCCCTGTTAAATATAATTTTATTATAACTTATATTTAACAAAAAGTTAACCAAAAAAAAAGTGAATTTATCTAATTGACAAATTCACTTTTTTAATATACTATTGGACTATAATTTAATTATTATGGGAGATTTGTAGCATTAACTCTAATATAATAATTTTTTGATCCAAAAAGATTATCGAGTATTGCATATCTACTCATTAATCCTACACTAGGTTGAAAAGAATCTTCAAAAGTAGATCTTGCTGTCATTAATTGAATATAAGGCAGATATATAATACCTGTGTCATATGCTGAAGGTCCTTTGTAGCCGATAATTAGATCATCTGTAGTAGCGAAAGTATCTCTATAAATAGAAAGTCTACCATCAAGAGAACCAACTCTAGAGATGCCTGTTACCGCGGTATTGATATCATTATCAACAGGGGCGATACTAAAAGAATTAGTGGTTTCAAGTGCAGCACATAGAGTAGGAGATGCGACAATAAAGTTACCTGCACCTCTTCTTGTATCGATAGCTATTTGATTAGCTTTTCTTACAATAAGGTTATAAAGGTTTCTATATTTTTCAGCTTCCCATCTACCATCTGCGGAGGTATAATCCCATGAAATAGATCTTGGATTAGTTGCAGAAACTGCTCTGATTTTATTAATAAGTTCTCTATCAATTTCAGCAGTGATTTCGTAAGAAAGGACATCCATCATTTCTTCTTCGAGGTCAAGACCATGCATTGCTTTAATATCTTGAGCAACTTCAATAGACCATCTGCTTCTCAATTTTCTACTTCTTGCTTCTACTTGTGCCTTTTCGATAGTCATGCTTAGCTCTTTGATACCTTTACCTGTACCAATACCAAGTCCACCACCTATTCCAGGATGACCGTCTACATCTGGTACTGTTTTAGAACCAAGAGATTCAGCAGCAGATGTTGCATAAGTACCTGTATATGCAGGATCAATTGTATTATAACCAACTTCTGTATCTGAACCACCTGCATATTCTTGATCTGCTTTAAACCTTAATGCAAATGCAAGTCCAACAGGGCCAGTTAAAGGTTGAACGCCTACAATATCATGTGCAATAAGTTCAGGGAATGTTCTTCTAACCATAGGGATAGCAATTTTATGGAACTCACCATTTCCTGCATATCCTGAACCATTAGGATCCATACTACCTGAATTATATGAATTGGCTTCATTCATTTGATTTCCACCACTAAGATATTTTGCTTGATTTTCTAGCATTACAGCGGTGGCTTTTTTAACTCTAGGGTTACTAATTTTACTACCCTCGTCTAGAATTTCACCCCAGTCTTTTAAAAGTGTTTTGATATCTTTCATTATAAACTCTCCTCCTTGTGTCTTTTTTTATATAATTATTTTTCTATAATTTTTTTTAAAATGATTTTTCTCTAAGAACCTTTAACCATAAATTTTTTGGGTCATTTTCATTTAATGTTTCATTTTCCATATATGATTTTGATTCATTTTTTTCTTTATCTTTCTTAAAAGATGTTCCACATTCTTTGCATTTCGTAGCTTTTTTGGGATTTTCTGTACCACATTCAGGGCATTCTTTAGTATCAAAATCTTCTTCATTTTCTTCATCTTCTTCATTAATTTTGACAATTATATCGAATTTTTTATCAATTTCTTCTACACTTGCACCTTCTAAAATATTAAAAACTTTTGCTTTTTGTTTAGGTGTAAGTCCATCACACTTTTTAAGTAAATGATTTTCATTTGCAATTTTTGTTATTTTTTCATCTAGTTCTAACTCTTCAGCTTTGCTTTCATCTAACTTTTCTGTAAGAGAGACTATTTCTTCTTTGGCTTCTTTTAAAATAGCTTTAACATCGTCATCAAGAATACCTTCATCAATAGCTAATTTAGTTTTGAAACTTTCGATCAAAGGTTTATATTCTTCACCAATTTTAGCATATTCAAGAATGTTTTCAGGAAGAGAAATTTCTTCTTCTAAAATATCATCAAGAAAATTAGAAAATTTTGATGTAATATCTTCTTTATAGTCATCAAATTTCTTTTCCATTTCTTCAATAACTTGTTCTTTGATTTCTTCTTCTTTTTCTGATGCTTTTTCTGATGCTTTTGTTTCGATAATTGTCTCAAGTTCTGTCTTTAGAGCCTCTTGATCAGACTCGTCAAGTTTTGTAATACCTAACATTTCTAGAATTTTATCCATTATAATTATCCTCCTTATATTGTTTTTCCAATATCTCTTATAAATTTATATATATGTTTATATGCTTCTTTTTTTGCTTCTTCTATTGTCATTTCAGAGGATGTGTTATTAACAGTAAATTCTTTTCCTTCATATATACCATTAACATATTTTGAACCAGGATTACTAGCATCAGAAACAATATCCCAGCAAATAAGATTATAATCTTCGTTTACTTTGCCATCTTCATTTACTGTACCAAGGCCTCTACTAGATATTCCTACTCTACCACCACTTTCAATAATCCCCTTTAAAATACCTCCACAATAGGTGCCATTTAAAACTTTAGCTTTTCCTACTATGTCGTCACCCTTCCAATGAAGATCTTCAACCATTATTGCAACTTTTTCTAAATCTATTTCAGGTTTTTCAGGGTGATTTAATTGACCATATAAAGATTTTTCTTTGACTTGATGCATTACTTTATTCATTTCTCTATCAAGTATAGATTTCTCATAAACACGGCCATTTTTATTTTTGACGCCAGCAGAAGAAAAAATGCCTGAAACATAAAGATCTTTACCAATAGATTCAGTAACTATTTTATCACTTGTCTCTGTTATTAATACAGCCATCTAAATCTCCTTATTGTATTCCAACTTTATTCTTCATCTGTTTCTATTTCTAAAGGATCATTCTTTAATTGTAGTTTATCCTTTAGAAAACTATTAATATCTTTATTTATTTCTTTTCTTAATATATCAGCTGAACTTGTAAATTTTTCATTTTCAAAATCATTAAATGCTTGTTTAACTTTATCTATATCTGCCATTATATCTCCTTTTTACAAATTATATTTACATTATATTTTTTTATTTCATTGTTATTTATTATATTACCTGTTTTAATATAAAAAACCTATAATAATATTAAAAAGCCTTAACATCATTATAGTTTTTACTATTTTGTTATAATGTATTAGTTTAAAACCCTGTATCTTGTTTTAAATTATATTTTTCATCCTCTTTCCAACCTTTATTTAACATTTCAAAATCTTCATCATTAAAATCTAAATATCTCCTCATTAAAAACGACTTAGGGAATTCTTCATTGTTTGATAAATTTTGATAATTATCAAATTTTGTTTGAAGATTAGATTGATTTATTTTATCAATATAATTATTAGGAGGTGTCATAGTTATTCTTAATTTAGAAACATCTAAATCATATTGTTTCACATACCCTATAAATTTCAAATGTAGAATGAATAAATCTAGTAATTTAGAACAAAGCCTATTTTGATATTTTTCGAGAAATTTAGCCCATTTTATTTCATCTCTAGCTATCTCATCTTGATTGCCGCCAAAAACAATTTCACCATTTCTGCTTTCATGCATTGATACTACTCTTGACATAGGATACTTTAATGACATATATAACTTCTTTTGAAAATAATGTATATCATCCAATTCTGCAAAACCAGAAGGATTACCACCTATAGAAGTAATATCAGACCCTCTACCATCTGAACTATTTTTAACAAAAATGCCAGCAGTTAAAGC